AGAGCCCACAGCCACGGCTTGTTTTCGATCACGTCCTCTTTCCCTTTTGTTGTCCAGGAGGTGGCCTCGGCCGAACCGGGTCTGGTCTTAGGCATCCGCTGTAGCGCGGACGATGTTGGTGCCGTCAGAGTAGACGATCGCGTGCTTCGTGGCCGCGATCACGATGCCGGTGCCGGTGGCGCCGATCACCTGCACGCCGAAGCCCCCGGTGGTGTTGTTGTAGACGATCCACGGCCCCATGTTGTGCGCGACCGTGAGGTTCCTTTGCGCGGTGAGCGCGCCGGTGCACACGACCACGTCGGCGCGGTTTTCGTTGTGGGTGAGCGTCTGCGCAGCGTCCGCCATCGCCTTCGAAATGCGCGCCTTGAACGGCACGTACTGCGTGCGGTGGTCGGTGTAGCTCGTCACCGTCGAGGCGCCCGTGACCACGGTATAGAGCGGCATCCGGCCGGTGGTGAAGCCCGAGGTGTTGGACGAGACCACGCCGGCGCGGGTGGCCTCGACATAGTTGGTGGTGCTCGCGGAGAGCGCGACGGTGCCGTTCGCGACCTGCGTGGCCACTCCGTCGACGAAGAGCGTGCCGCCGTAATAGCCCCACGTGAGCCCGGTGCTCGTGCTGCCGCGCCGGCCGAAGAGCGAGGCCGGGCTCGCGGCGTCGAAGTAGGCGTTCGCCGTGACTTCCTTGCTCGCCTGGCTCTGGCTGATGGTGTCGATGTTGGTGGTGCTGTTGGCCATTTAGAGGGCTCCCGATGCCGCGAACCCGCGGCCGACGGTGGCGGACATCTGATAGACGCGCACGTTGATGCTCGACTGCGGCGCGCCGAAGTCGGTGGTCTGCTGCGCGGCGGTGTAGGTGACGGTCTGCGCGCTCGAGGTGAGCGTGCGCAGGGTGGCGGTGTCGCCGGCGTTGCGAATGTCGATTTCGTAGCCCTCGGTCGCTTCGCCGAGGCTCGCGTCGACGTAGTCGCGCCACTCTCCGCCGATGCGGGTGCGGCGGATCCAGGTGGCGATGAGGTCGCTCGAGCCGTTGCGCGAGCCGCGCAGGTACACCGGCGCGAGCGGCTTCTTGCCGGCGCCGGTGTTGGTGAACGCCTCCGCCGTCACCGCGCCGATCTGCTGGCCGAAGGAGACGCCCTTGAGGTAGCGCGTCGTGTTCAACTCGCTCGAGGGGCGCGCCGGGCGCGTCATGCCGGCGGGGAGGAGCAGCACGAAGCGGTCGGTGCTGGTGTGCGTGGCCATGTGCTGCTCGGTGCCGAAGCGCCCGCGCAGGAGGCCGGTCAGCCGGTAGGTCGTGCCAGAGACGAGGGTCGCATTCTTGAACGCGATGATCTCCGAGCCGAGAAGCGCCCAGTTCGCCCCGGCGAGCACCTGCGCCTCCGTGGCGCTCGCGATGCTGCCGGCGACGATGCTGACGGTGACGTTCGAGAGCTCATCCCAGATGTTGCCGCCGGAGAAGTTGCCGAGCGTCGAGGTGGCGGCACCGATCGCCGCGCCTTGCGACACGCCGCCGATCTGCGCGTAATTCGAATCGTCCGGCGCATCGAACAGCACGCCGCCGCGCCAGCCGGAGTAGAGCCCGGCGAGGGCGACGTAGTAGCCGAAGTCGTCGTCCTGGTCGCGCAGGATCGGAATGTCCATCGCCTCCCAGAGCGTCGGGCCGACCGTGGCGATGGCGAGGTCGTTGTCCTGCGAGGTGGCGCCCGAAGCGGAGCTCGAGTAGGCGGCCGCGTTGTCGAGCTCGCCCTCCCACACGATGCGCTGGCCCTGCTCGGTCTTGCGGGTGGCGCGCACGGTGTAGGAGATCGAGCCCGAGGGCTGCAGCGTCATCACGTCGGTCGGCTCGTACTTGGCATATTCGACCGAGGTGGCCCACTGGCAGCGGGTGCGGGCCGCATGCGCGGCGTAGAGCAGCACGTCGGCGACGCGGGCGCCCTGGTCGGGCGTGAAGACGATCGGCAACTGCTCGAACACCTGCTCGACGGAGCGCACGACCAGCCGCCGGGCGTATTCCGTGGCCTGCGCGTAGCTGCCGTCGTTGTTCCAGAACTGCACCGTGACTTGCCGTGGCGCTTCGGTTTCGTCGGCCCGCTCGACGGTGACGAGGTCCGCGGGGCCGTTGCCGACTTCGACCGCGCCGAGGTCGGCGGCTGCGATGGTCACGGCCGAGGCCCCGCCGCGCTTCACGGCCTTTAGCTTGGCGTCCGACTCCACCAGGTCGAAGAAGAAGCCCTTCTGCAGCGCCTCGAGGGCGCTGCGCGCCGTCATGGGGCGGGTGACGGCGAAGCCGTTGACGGTGTCGGTGAGGGCGGTGAGCGTGAGGTCGCTCGCGTCGAGGCCGGCGCGGGTGCAGATGTCGGAGGCGATGGTCGACAGTGCCGGCGCGGTCTGCGTAACCGCGGGGAGGAGATTGGCGGCGCCGGAGTCCGTCCAGGCGTAGCCGGTGGCAGGGATCGCCGGCGCGCCGGGATAGGTGACGGTGTGGCTCGAGTTCAGCACCGTGGCCACGCCGCCCGCAAAGAGCTGCGCCAGGAAGCCGTTCGTGCTGCCGGAGATCTTCCAGACGAAGTAGAGGTCGTCGACGACGCAGAAGCCGTTGAAGTCCGCGTCCGAGATGCTCGGGAACGTCCACGAGTCCACCAGGTTGCCGGCGGTGTCGTACTTGCGCAGGCCGCGGGCGAAGTTGCCGGTGTTGAAGTTGGCAACGTAGAAGTACGTCCCGTCGCTGCTGATCTTCCACCGGCTCGCCTCGTTCGTGTCCACGCACGCGAACGGGATGGTCAGGAACGGCGTGCTCTGCGGCAGGCCTGCGGCGTGGTCGTAGTCGATGAAGTCGAGATAGCGGGTCGTGCCGTTGCGGTGCGAGGTGAGCACCACGTCGCCGATGCGGTAGGCCTGGATCGGCGCGCCGATGTTGGAGATGCCTGGCAGGCCGATGGTGTTCGCGACGTAGCTCCCATCGGCGAGCGCGCGCATCCACACGCCGTTCGTGCTGCTGTTGAACGCCGCGCAGAGGCCGAGGATGTTGCCTTGCACGAGGTTGGTGCCCCACGTGCCGGAGTGGGAGAAGGTGGTGTTCGTCCAGGTCTGCGTGTCGAGGATCGCGCCGGTCGGAGAGAGGGTGCGGAACACCGTTACCGTCGAGGGCGAGAGCGTGGCGTCGGTGCGTGCGGTGCGGAAGAGCCCGTTCTCGAGGTAGCCCGCCTGCGCGGCGTTGCCGGCGACGGACACTGCGCTCGGGCGCGACGTGGAGCCGCTGACGACGACCTCGAACTCGAGGTTGGGAACACGGCCCCACTTGGTGATATCGGCATCGGCGAACACGGCGTAAGCCATGCCGCGATGCCCCGGCACGTTGCCGGCGCCTTCGTACGATTCGATCGTCGGGTCGGGGAGCTGGGTCTCGCTGCCCGCGTAGAAGGTGGCATTGCCGAGCCCGAGCACGCTGCCGGAGATCTGCGTCAGATCCGTGGTGTTCGAGTAGTAGATCAGCTCGCCGTCGGCCCACACGCGGCGGATGCCGACCACCGGGCCGGCGCAGAGCGCGATGGCGAAGCTCGAGAGGTAGCTGTACGTCCGGGTCGTGACCTCCTGGCCGCCGCCCTTGCCGACCTCCTCGGTGCTTTCGGCCACGATCTCGCGGATGCCTCCCGACCAGATGAGGTTGCCGGCGATGCGCACCGAGCCGTAACAGATCGGGATGCCGACGCCGTAGGTGCTGGCCTGCACCCGCAGATCGTTGAGCCGCGGCCCTTCGCGCTTGATTTCCTCTTTCTGCTGGAAGAGGAGCGAGCCGACCGTGCTGCCGACCATCCAGCCGATGCTTGCGTAGCCGAACGCGGAGCCGACCGCGGCACCGGCGAGGCCGAGGGCGAGGACGGCCATCTACGCGGCCTCCGCGACGCGCGCGCCGGCGCGGAACCGGAACGCGCCGACGAGCCGCTGCGACCAGACGACGTCGAGACGGTTCTCCACGACCTTCCGGCTCGGGGCATAGGCGTGGATCATGGAGAGGCCGCCCGCGTGGTAGTCGCCCACGATGGCGAGGTGCTGCGGGTCGCGCTCGATGCGGAACACGGCCACGTCTCCGACCGCCAGCGCGCCGAGGGCGATGCGATCGAGGTGCGCGGCGCAGTGCTCGACGAGCGAGCGGCCGTCGGGCCGGCGGGCATAGGCCAGCACGTCGAGCTCGGCCGGCAGGAGCCCGAGCTCGTGCCCGACGACGATGACGAGCCCCGCGCAGTCGAGCCCCATGTCGGAGCGGCCCTGGTGGGCGAAGCGCACGCCGAGCCACTGGCGGGCGGTTTGGGCAATGGCTACACCCTCTGCCATTGCGCCTCCTCTCCCGGGACATAGGGCTCGCCGCGGAAGTTGACCACGTTCGAGAACTTGGTTTTGCAGTCGGTGACGAGGCGTTTCTTGCAGCCGGGATAAACCGAATAGCTGTTGCCCGTGCCCACCGTTCCGATCATCGGCAGGGCGAGCGTGAAGGTCTTGGTCGACCCGTTCCAGCTCTTTACCTCCATGCTCTTGCCGTTGTTCGGCCCACTCGTCCAGGTGAGCTTGCCGCCGTCGAAGTAGCCGGTCGCCTCGCTCCGGCTCGAATCGACGAACACGGCGTTGCTCGTCACGCTCGTCACGCTGCC